AGGGAAGTGCGACAATCCATGATATGCGTAAGAAATAACGCATGATGCCTGAATACCGATTTCACCAGCTTAACGCTGAGGAGATCGGAAGCAGACTTCAAATCTAGGGTTGCCCAATTGTCGTGACGGGAACCCTCAAGGGCAAGTAGTTGATTATGCCCTTGAGATTCTAATGCTATACAGCGGTTTAAGATGCTACACTCATTGATACTATCTTTGAGCATAGCACTTAGTCCCTGTTGGTGGTATTGATTCACCACAGGTTCAACCGTTATTGTCCGTCGTGAGGAGGAATCCTTAGCGACGGTTACAAGTCTAGCAAAAGCTGCTGGCTGGTAAGCTGCTCGCGGAGAGACTCCAGGGCGCTTTCCAGGGCTTGGCGACAAAGTTGGTACAGCTTCTCCTCCTCCGGGCTGAAAGCTCGGAAGGGAAGAACCACTGCGCCAATTTCTAACGTCGTCAAGTGTACCTGGAAGCTGAGGTCCAGTGACATGAGCGAGAAACTCATGTAAACTAGACCACTCTGGGGCGGCCGAGAGACCTGTATCACGGTCTCCGGAAATGATTGCCGACCATTTCTGGTTGGCAAGCATACTCTCTGCAACAGCTCCTGGGCCATGTCTGAAAACTGCATCTTGAACATCCTTTTCTTCTAGGGTGGGTAGGATAAGTTTACAGACAAGCCCGATGAGATGATCGTGCCTGTCTGGTATTTCAACCAAACGAGCAATCTCATCACACCGGTAAAACTCGCTTACCGCACGTTCATGGAGCAAAGCTTCATCATCGGACGATAATTGAGTTTTCTTAGCGAGCTTACAGACCTGGTATAGATCTGTAAGGATCCCTTGATCAGGGAACTCTCTAAGGTGCCCAGTAGAAGGTTCGAATATCTCACAGAACATACCCGAAAAGAGTCTCGGGATTGTTCCCCCGCGGATCGTTTTAAAACCCGCAGGGCAGGTGAACCTACCCGTTGAGAGTCCTTGTACAAAGGAGTCACATAAGGTAGGTAAGGTCTTGGTTAGGAAACTAAGACCCTCATTTTCGAACCTACACTCGAGCGTGATTTTGTCACGCTCAAGCCCTTTCACACCAGGGTTCAGCCTGCGTATATCATTTAGCAGGCTGAAGAGGAGCTCTATCGGACTTTTCATCATTTCCTCCAAGTAGTGGGGTACATGATTCCGAGTCCGCTTTCAACCCGACGCATAACTGCGCGTTCTGCCTGACAATATTGCTATTGGCAGTGCCGTCCGTAACGATCCTGTTGGAACAGCCAGCCATGACGTAAACAATCATGGCTAGACCGAACCAGAGGATAATACGGAGGGCAAAGGAGATGAAGAGCTCGATTCTATAACTATTCATATTACGGAACATCGTAGATCCCTTCTGGGACCACGAGGCCCCGTTATAGAGTAGTCAAGATTCGAAGCCGATCAACCTTGCAGTCGTGACTTGCGAATCGTCACGGTAGTCCGTCAAGGCCTTACAGAGTGCCACAACATCGGCATCTGTAAAGCCAGTGACGGGCCGTACGATTGTGAGTGAACAAGAGGCAGTATACTTCTTGTTCACGCCCGTAACTGGGTCGGGGGCGACAACTACCTTCAGCATCTGTAGGTAGTGTTTGTCACCTCCGCCCTTCAGAGTTTGGTGATTCGTGATGACGGTATAACCCGCCGTCGCGTCTCTCCGCTCTGAACCATAGCCGTCTTGCTTCACAATCTTGAAGCTAAGAGCAGGCGTTGGGGATGCGGCTGCAACGTCAACAGGGTCGGCAAGCATTGGACGTCTCCTAGTCGGTTGTATAAATGAGGACAATCATAGGGTTCTAATCTATGACGGTCTAATTTTATTCCATCGCTGGAGTAAAAGTGATCCAAGGATGGAATGCTGGTACGCCGTTAAACTAGACGGCGTGCTAGTAGTGTTCACATCATACAGGGTCGCTACGTCCTGGCGCGTTCTGCACTCGTAGAACAATGTCGATTGATGTCGGTACGGCAAACCCGTAACCGATTCCTCTTTCAGAACATTGTCCAGATGGACGGTGCGATACTGAGGAACATCGGAATACCAATCAGTCACAAGCTTACCTTCCGTATGGCAAGTAAGCATGCCCCAGTTGATTAGAGACTGGTCATGGTTCATTTCCTCAATAAGTTCGAGGTAATTACCAAGACCAGTAAACCAATCAACGAGCCAGGTCCACGGCATCAAGTTATAGATGTCAATGAACCTGGGATTGATCCCCGCACGATCATACCATACCTGGTTGAATCGGAGCGAGACATTATTGATCGGAGGAAAGTCGAACAACGCATTGACAACAAGGCGTAGTTCAGACTCTCTAACGATCCTCGAAGTCTGAGTTTGGTTAAACTCAAAATTCGAGATAGTGTGGTATACGAAGCCGGAGACACCCGAAGCACCAGTAAGGAACTTTTTACTGGTGCGAAACGTTGTGGCTTTGCGAGAACGGGCCATCAAGAAGTTAATCTTCTTGGTGATCTTTTCGGGCAATTCCATCAATTCCACGAGATCCTTGTAGGTTTGTTTCCATCCGAAGTGATAACCAATATACTCACTCGGGATGTCGCGGGCCGACCGCTTGAGATCGAAAACTAGATCTCTAGTAGAAGACGCGCGACCGAAGGAATCAAAAACTTTTCGAAGATTCTCAAGAGTTTTCTGTAATTGCAGAATACTCCGGGGAAGATCGCGAAGTTCCACCGCATTGCGAAAGAGCGAGTAGTCCCTAGAGAAG